AGATGGTGTCGGCTTTCGAGGAGTCACTTCGAGACCTCAAAACGAACACCTCGTACTACGAAGCGGAGCGCAGGCCAGAGGCCATCGGCGTCACGGTCCCGGTGCAGATGCAGAAGCTCCTGGCTCACGTCGGGTACCCGCGGCTCTACGTCGACTCCATCGCCGAACGCCAAGTGCTGGAGGGGTTCCGGCTCGGAGATGCCGACACGGCAGACGAAGAGCTCTGGGAGTGGTGGCAGGCAAACGACCTCGACATCGAGGCTCCGCTTGGATACACCGACGCGTACATCCACGGTCGGTCGTACATCACGCTCTCGATGCCCAACCCCACACTCGACCTCGGGCTGGACCCGACGGTTCCGATCATCCGCGTCGAGCCGCCCACTCGAATGTTCGCCGAGATCGATCCCCGGATCAACAAGGTGTCAAAGGCGATTCGCGTTGCGTACAACACAGCCGGAGACACCATCCAGGCCGCGACGCTCTACACCCTGAACGACACGTTCGGCTGGTTCAAGGACGCCAACGGAGAGTGGCAGGACTGGTTCCAAGTCACCCACGGGCTCCAGGCCGTACCAGTCGTTCCGCTGCCGAACCGCACGCGGCTCTCCGACCTCTACGGCACGTCTGAGATCACCCCCGAGCTTCGGTCGATGACCGACGCTGCTTCTCGAATCCTGATGCTGATGCAGGCAACTGCGGAGCTGATGGGCGTCCCTCAGCGGCTCATCTTCGGCATCAAGCCGGAAGAGATCGGTGTCGACCCCGAGACCGGCCAGACCCTGTTCGACGCGTACCTCGCTCGCATCTTGGCGTTCGAGGACGCCGAGGGCAAGATCCAGCAGTTCTCCGCTGCCGAGCTCGCCAACTTCACCAACGCACTCGATCAGATCGCCAAGCAGGTCGCTGCGTACACGGGACTACCGCCCCAGTACCTGAGCACCGCTGCGGACAACCCAGCCTCTGCTGAGGCCATCAGGGCGGCGGAGAGCCGACTGGTGAAGAAGGTTGAACGCAAGAACCAGATCTTCGGTGGCGCATGGGAAGAGGCGATGCGCCTCGCGTACCGGATGGCACGCGGCGGCGACGTTCCACCAGACATGCTCCGCATGGAGACCATCTGGCGGGAGCCCTCCACGCCGACGTGGGCGGCGCAGGCCGACGCGGCTACCAAGCTCTACAACGGCGGCACTGGCGTCATCCCGCGTGAGCGGGCTCGCGTCGACATGGGCTACTCCATCAAGGAGCGAGAGGAGATGCGTCGCTGGGACGAGGAAGAGGCCGCAATGGGTCTCGGACTGCTGGGCACGATGGTCGACACCGACCCCACAACCCCAGGCTCCCCCAACCCGGTGGCTCCACCGAAGCCTCCAGCTCTTGAGTCTGGCGGTGAGGCAGCCTGACGCCCGAGGAGTATGCAGCGACGCAAGCCGCGATCACCGCGGGCCTTGCTCAATACGTCCAGAGGTTCGGATCACTCTTCACCGGCCCAGCTCTCGCCACGGTCGAGTGGCTGAAGCTGCTTCAGGTTCTGTTCCCAGAGGTCCAACGGCGGTACTCAGATGCTGCGGCCTTGGGCCGGAACTTCTACGACTCCCAACGTCGACTCCACCACCCTGAGCTTCCCCGCAACGAGAGGTTGCGGAGCGATCTTCAGTGGGAGTGGTTCGTCAAGAACATGCAGCCCGCTCGAAAGGGTATGTCGCAGGCCGACTCCCCTACCGCCGCGGTGTCCCGCTTGTCCCTGACGGCTGTCCGCGAAGTGGAGATGGCGGCTCGCCGGCAGATCATCGGCGCTGTCAAGAACGAACCAGCCCGACAGATCGTCCAAGGCTGGGCGAGGGTGGCTACCGGGCGCGAAACATGCGCCTGGTGCTTGATGCTCATCTCGCGCGGACCCGAATACCTCGGCTCCGACTCAGCGGGTTTGCACCTCGACGACGAGACCGCCGCCGACCTCTTCCGAGAGGCGGGCGGTGACCTCGAGAAGTTCCGCGAGGAGACGCAAGACCACATAGAGGAGTGGCACGCCGGCTGTGACTGCCTGGTAGTCCCCGTCTTTGACGTGGCGAACTGGCCCGGAATGGCCGCACACAAGAGAGCCGAACAGCTCTGGATCGACGCCGGCAAGGAAGCCCGCCAGCTCATCGCATCCGGCAGGGCCCGCACCAACAACACCAACACGGAGACGCTCAACGCGCTCCGACGCCGCCTTACCCGCGGCGAAATCAGCATGACCGACTACGCACTCGCTGCGTAACCCCCCGAGCCCCAGGTGGGCTTAAAACACAACACCGCCCAGGAGGCGAATCTATATGTCTGACACTGCAACTCCCGAAGGTACCCCCGCCGAAGGCACGCCCGCTGCTGCCGTGGTTGACCCACACAAGCCGGAACCCAAGCTCTTCGACGAGGCATACGTCAAGTCGCTCCGCGACGAAGCCGCTGCCGCACGGGTCGCCAAGAAGGACGCAGTCGACGCCGCCGTCAAGGAGCTGACCGACAAGCACGTCGCTGAGCTCGCTGCCCGCGATGTCGCCCACACCGAAGTGCAGAACGAGTTGGCTTCAACCCAGCTGGAACTGACCAAGATTCGCACCACGCTTGAGGCGAAGGTGCCGAGTGACAAGGTGCTCGCGTTCGTCGAGGCCCTCAAGGGCGATGACGACGAATCGATCGCTACCTCTGTCCAGGCGAATCTCGCTCTGTTCGGCGACGGGCTGAAGGGCTCTGGTCCTGCGTTCGATCCCACCCAGGGCTCTGGGGGCCGCAAGCAAGACCTGCCGCTCAACGGAGACCCGATCCTCGACGCCGTCACCAAGGCGCTCGGGCTCTAACACCCACCTACAGAAGGAAATTGCCTGATGGCTAACTTCGCACCAAACAACACCAAGATCGCTCAGACCGGCGACACCATGTTCGAGGGCTACCTCGAGCCTGAGCAGGCGAAGGACTACTTCGCTGAGGCCGAGAAGACCTCCATCCTCCAGCGGGTCGCCACCAAGATCCCGATGGGCGCGACCGGCGTCAAGATCCCGCACTGGACCGGCGACGTGTCCGCGCAGTGGATCGGTGAAGGCGACATGAAGCCGATCACCAAGGGCGACATGTCTTCGCAGACGATCGCTCCCCACAAGATCGCGACGATCTTCGTGGCGTCGGCGGAAACCGTCCGTGCCAACCCGGCCAACTACCTGGGCACCATGCGTACCAAGGTAGCCACGGCCATCGCCCTGGCGTTCGACGCCGCGGGCCTGCACGGCACCGACTCGCCGTTCGGCGCGTACATCGACCAGACGACCAAGTCGATCTCCCTGGCCGATCCGGGCGGCGCGGGCGTGTCCAACCTGACCGCGTACGACGCCCTCGGCGTCAACGGCCTGAACCTGCTTCTGGCCGCGGGCAAGAAGTGGGGCGCGACCCTGCTGGACGACATCGCTGAGCCGATCCTCAACGGTGCCAAGGACGCCAGCGGTCGCCCGCTGTTCGTCGAAAGCACCTACGAAGGGCTCGTCGGCCCGTACCGCGAGGGCCGCATCCTCAGCCGTCCCACCGTCCTGAGCGACCACGTCGCCTCGGGCACCACGGTCGGCTACATGGGCGACTTCTCCCAGATCCTCTGGGGCCAGGTCGGCGGCCTGTCCTTCGACGTTACGGATCAGGCGACCCTGAACCTCGGCACGTTCGCGTCGCCGAACTTCGTGTCGCTGTGGCAGCACAACCTGGTCGCAGTCCGCGTCGAGGCCGAGTACGGCCTGCTGGTCCACGACAAGGACGCGTTCGTCAAGCTGACCAACGTCGTCACTGCCTGACGTTAACTTGACACCCACCGGGGCGGGTTCCCTGATCAAGCAGGGATTAAAGCGGGACGGGGCACCTCCCCGCCCGCCCCACGGGCGTCACTCGAAAGGAAACACATGGCATTGATCAAGTCCGCCCTGAACGGCGGCACCGCAGAGGTGAGCGACGAGTTCGCCATCCAGTTGATCGCTAGCGGCCAGTGGGTCGCTGTAGGAGAGGCTCCAGTCGCTCCTCCCGCACCGGCAGAAGATTCCGGTGCCACCACGCCTGAGGCCAGCACCGACTCCCCTGCAGCGCCTGAGAAGAAGCGGCGCATCCGCCGCACACAAGCACAGATCGCAGCCGACAACGCTGCTGCAGCTCTCGCTGCCGCACAGGCCGCTGCTGACGAAGCTGCTGCCGCTGCCGCGCAGGAGACCGAGACCGAGGAGTAACCGTGGCATTCGCCAGCGCGACAGACGTAGTCGAGTTGTGGGCCAAGGAGCCCGAGCCCGAAGTCATGACCTTGATCGAGCGCAGGCTCGACCAGGTCGAGCGAATGATCAGGCGGCGCATCCCGGACCTCGACTTCAAGGTCGCGGCTTCAGCCATCTTCGAAGCCGACCTTGTTGACATCGAAGCCGATGTCGTTCTGCGGCTTGTCCGTAACCCCGAGGGCTACCTCTCGGAGACCGACGGCGCGTACACCTACCAGCTTCAGACAGACCTGTCGCAGGGCAAGTTGGTGGTCCTCGACGACGAGTGGACGACCTTGGGAGTCAACAGGCTCTCGCGAATGTCGGTCATCGCCCCGAACATCGTGATGCCGTCGTGACGTACCCCGACGACCCCGCGGCCAACCCGCGGCAGAGGGCGTCGACCTACCCACCTGGCCTGCTCATCGCTCGCCTGCCCGGAGAGGTCGACACGTCCTTCTGCCAGCACGAAGCGGATCCCCCGATCTGCAACTGCGTCCACGACTGGCGCATCGAGTGGGGGAACGTCTCTCGCGAGCCCAAGCCGAAGGCGACGTACATCTGATGAGCCTCCTCGACACAGGTGCCCGGTATCAGCCGGTCACCGTCTTCCCAGAAGAGCTGAGGATCGACTCAGACGGCAACAAGTTCACCGGGCCGGCGAAGGAAGGCATTCCCGCCATCGCGCGGCTCCAGGTCGCCAACCAGTCCGGTACGTCGGCACGTCGTGCTGAGCAGGACAACGAGGGCTTCGAGTCCGAGAAGGTCTACCGGATGCGCTTCCCCCGTTCCTTCACCAAGGAGCACGGAATCCTCGGGGCCCAGAGCCAGATCGAGTGGAAGGGCAAGCGGTGGGCTCTCTTTGGAGACGCCACCGAGTACGACTCCTCCCCCGCGCTCTCGCGCGTCGACTACACGATCAAGAGGTACTGATGGCGAAGGTATACGCGAACGCCAACGAGGCCGCTGCCCGACACGTCGACACTCACCGCGCCCTCAAGAAGGAGCGGGATGGCGTCACCCGCAGGGCCAAGGCCAACCTGGCTCGGGCTAACAAGACCCACCGCATCACGCCTGAGGGCTACTTCCCGGCCGAGATCGAAGAGACCGAGAACGCGACCCTGGTCGACTACTACACCGTCCTGCACGCGCCCAACGCGATGGCGCTCGAGTTCGGCCACGAACCGTCTGGCTTCTTCAAGGGCACAGACACCAAACCCCCTGCAGCCGAATACATCCTGACACGCGCAGCGATCGGCGGCGCTGTCTCGTAAGGAGGACGCATGGCCAGAATGCCTCGCGTGCAGAAGGTGGTGGTGCCGATCCTCCGGGCAGACCCTCGACTCGACGGGGTCGCTATCACATCGTGGGTTCCCGACATCGACTACCGCGAGTTCCCGATGATCAACATCCGCCGCATCGGCGGCATCAGGAATCCGAAGGCACCGCTGCTTCACACGCTGCCGGTGATCGAGATGTCGGCGTACACCTCGGTCAACAGCGATTCTGCAGACCGCGGAATAGTCCAGTGCGAGGAGCTGTACGACACAGCGCTCGAGGTTCTGTTTGACGCCGTCCACAACCAAACACCAACGCCTGCAGGCTATCTGCAGTCGATGTACGAAACGATGGGCGCTACGCAGTTCAGCTCCCTTTATCAGGACTCTTGGCGCATCCAGGGCCTGATCAGGCTCGGCGTTCGCAGACCGAGAACCCAGTAGCCCCCTAGGTGGGGGTCAACATTCCCAGGAGGAAACCCAATGGCAGAAAACGACGACGCGGTATTGACCGCGGCGGTCGGCTACGTGTACGTCGCTCCCGCAGGGACGGCTGCACCTACACCGGCCCAACTCAAGACCATCGACCTGAAGCAGGCAACCGCATGGCCCACCGGACTGACGGCCTGGACGAGCGTCGGTCACACCAGCCGAGGCACTCTCCCTGAGTTCGGCTTCGAGGGAGGCGATTCGGAAGTCAAGGGCTCTTGGCAGAAGAAGAAGCTCCGCGAGATCAACACCGATGATCCGATCGACTTCCTGACCATCGTCCTGCACCAGTTCGATGAGGACGCGCTGAGCCTGTACTACGGCCCCAACGCCTCCACCACGCCGGGCGTGTTCGGTGTCGACACCAGCCAGGTCAACGAGAAGGCAGTCTTCGTCGTCATCGAAGACGGCGACCTTCGACTGGGTCATCACGCCCACAAGTCCAGCGTGAAGCGCGACGACGCGATCGATCTTCCGATCGATGACCTTGCCGCACTGCCGGTTCGGTTCACCTACCTGGACTACGAGAGCGAACTGCCGTTCTCGTGGATCAACGAGGATCTGTTCAACGTCCCAGTGACGCCCTGATCCGAACTTGACACCCACCAGGGTGTCTACCCCGGAGGGGGAGGTTGCCTTGGCGGGCCTCAGCCTCCCCCTCCTGCCCGCCACCAGCCCGCCACCCATACGAAAGGTTCGCCATGTCAAACGTTTTCACCCTCGACGCCATCCGCGAAGAGACCATCAAGCGGTACGCACCCACCAAGATCGAGCTCTCGGACGGCAGCCAGGTCGAGCTGAAGAGCATGTTGAAGTTGAAGAAGAAGTCCCGAGAGGCAGTGCAGGAAGCCCTCAAGGAGATCCACAACCTCGACGAGCTCACGGTCGATGACGACGACGAAGATTCGGACGACGAACTGTCCGAAATCGTCTGCGAGGCAATCGCCAAGGTCTTCCGGCTGATCGCCAGCACCAGCGGTGCCAGGAAGCTGATCGCCGAGCTCGAGCACGACGACCCCCAGATCAAGGCCAACCTCTACATGGCCGTGCTGACCAACTGGGCTGGAGAGACGCAACTGGGGGAAGCCGAGTCCTCGCCGGCCTGATCGACAAGCACGGCGAGGCGATCCTCTCAGACCTACTCCACTACTACCACGTAGACATCCGGGAGCTGTTCTCGGAAGAGGCTCCGCTTTCGCCGCGGTACGTCCTGGCCCTGATCCTGCACCTGCCAACCGATGGCGCGTTCTACGCGTCCCGTCGGGGCGGGCCGCAGTTCAGGGGCTGGGATGCCGACAGGTACGCGCTTGTGGCCTTGGTCAACGCACTGCGGGCCAACAACCACATCCTGCTGATGGTGAACCGCGATCCGGCGAAGCCCAAGCCGAAGGCCCCGGAGTCATTCCCCACTCCTGATCAAGACACCAATTCCCAAGCGCCCAAGCCTGGTTCGTTCGCGGCGATGGTCGTGCAGGCCAAGCGGGCGGCGCGACTAAAGAAGGAGAGGATGAATGGCTAAGAAGGCCGGCATGTCTACCGGCGTAGAGGTAGCCAGGATCTCGGTCAAGGTCTCCCCGGACTCGAAGGAGTTCCGCCGGGAGCTGCAGAGCGACCTCAACGCGATCGAGGACTCCCTCAAGGCCAAGATCCAGGTCGAGCCCGACATGGGCAACTTCCGCAAGGAGGTACAGGCCAAGACGAAGGGGATGCAGACCAAGGTCAAGGTCGACGCCGACGTTGACACGGGGTTCATCAGCAAGATCAGCAACTCCATCAGCAAGCTGGACGCACCGTCGTTCGGGTCGGGCATCAACCCGGCCGGCTATCTGGTAATCGCGGCCGCTCTAGCGGCGATCACACCGCTAATCGCCGGGACGCTAGGAGCTTTGACCACCGGGCTCCTGGCTATCCCTGGCCTCATCTCAGCGGTGCTAGTCCCCATCGGGGCCCTGGCCCTCGGCATCGACGGCTTCAAGAAGGCAGCGGAGACGCTGAAGGAGCCCTTCGAAGACCTCAAGAAGCTGATGTCCGAGAAGGTCGAAGAGCAGTTCACCCCGGTGTTCGAGAAGCTCAAGGATGTCTTCCCGACCCTGCGGTCGGCATTGCCCGCTGTCACACAGGGTTTGGCCAGTATGGCGCAGTCGATCGCGAGTGTGCTTACCTCCCCGGAGAACCTGGCCAAGCTCGACGGCATCATCCATAACATCGCGGCCAGCCTCGAGACCGCGGCCCCCGGTATCGGAGACTTCACCCAGGGCTTCCTAGATCTGGTCAACGGCTTCTCCAACAAGCTCCCGGACCTCGGCAAGTGGTTCAGCGACACCGGAGCTTCGTTCAAGAAGTGGGTCACCGACTTCACCACGGTCGGCCCCGACGGCACCTCGAAGTTCGACAGGGCACTCGACACGCTCGGCAAGACGCTGCAGCTCGTTGGCGGTGCGCTGGTCGAAATCGGTGGCAAGGCACTGGACTTCTTCTCCGACCCGGAGAAGGTCAAGTCGTTCACCGCAGAGCTCGAGGGCCTGCTGAACACGGTGCTGTCCATCGTCGACGCCATCAACAACCTGGCGAGTGTGTTCTCGAAGGTTCCTGGCCTCTCGGACGGTTCGGCCGGCGGCATCATGGACTTCGCTCCGATCCAGATCCAAGCCCTCGCAGGCGTGGACTGGTCAGGCCTGTGGGACAAGGTCACCGAGGCCGCAAGCAGCGCCTGGGACAAGGTCAAGGCCGCCTGGGAGCCGTTCGGCTCGTTCTTCTCTGGCATCTTCTCTCAGGTCTCCGCGATCGCCACTCCCGTGTGGAACGTGATCTCGACCGTCGCAACGAC